CATATCCTTCCTTAAAACCTTCAATAGGTGAAAACGGACTTTTAATTGCAGCAAGGGCTCCTGCACCAATTGCTTTGATAGAGGTCATAAGAGATTTACCTATGTCAACAAACTTACCTAAAACTTGCTTAAAGTCTAAATCAAATAAACCTAATACGAAGTCTTTTGCTTTCATTACTAAATTCTTGACACCATCTTTGATAAAATCTACTATACTAAACTCTTTTAGTTTCTCTGCGATACCTTCAAATCCTAGTTTCTTTGCTACCCAAGCAACAAAGTTTTTAATTAGTGTAATTGGTAATGTTACTAGAGTTAATAATGCTGTCGATACACCTTCAATGATTGCAACCAACATACTATCACCTTCGTCTAGTGATTTCTTGAACTCATCTATACCTGCTTTGATTGAATAAAATGCTGCTACTGCACCTGCAACAACAGCTGCTACAATTGCAATAGGAACTATAAACGGCGCTGCTATGGCAGCAATCGATGGTATTAATGTGCCTAATAAAAATACTTTCAGACCAGTAAACGCCGCTACTAAACCACCAACTGCTTTCATAAGTAAAGCTCCTGAAGCACCATAGATACCTGCAAGTTTAGGTATCAATGTTTTTAACATGAATAATCTCATCGCTTGAAATCCTGCAGCTAGTTTTGTGAATCCAGCCATGATTAAATTTTTACCACCTGTGTATGCTGTTTTTATTAAACCTGGCATTGCCGTAACAGCATCTTTCATACCCATGAATCCATCTTTGAGCAAACCAAATGCAAATTTTATACCTTTTGCACCTACACCCAATAATGCTTTAAATGTTTTAGGAAATATTAGAGCTGCTAAACCAGCAAGTCCTAAATACAATGTACCTGTGGGGCCAAGCATCTCTAAAAATTTATCTGCATACTTTAGTACAGGTTCTAACGCAGCCGCTATCTGGTCGCTATATTTAAATAATGCTGTAAGACCTAACATCATAAGTGCTAAACCTACCTTAGGTCCTATTTCTGGTTTTTCAAAAGAAGGGAAACTTGAATTGCCTTGAGTATCTGTATCTACTGGGTCTATAACATCTGCATCTGCAATACCTTCATCTCTCATATCAGCAGCACTTGGTCCTTGACCCTGCATAAGTAAAACTAATGTATTAAGACTATCTCTCATTTCTTCAAAGATTGCCTTTAATGAATCCATAGGACTCATTCTTTCAGGTTCTATGGTCGACATTGAAGTCGATTCAGGTTCTATGGTCGACATTGAAGTCGACTCTGCCATTCCGGTATAGTCGGGCAACACCATAACATCTGTGTTCATAGTTCCTGTTGTTAAAGCTCTTTCCATTTACTTTTTCCCTTTACTTGTTCCTGTATATAACCCAAACCATGCTGCCCCGGCGCCAACTACAATTGATACTAAACCAGACTGTTCGAGAGTCGGTGTTGGTATATCCATAAACCATATTGTTACTTTATACAATAGAAAGATATAGACTGTTAAGAACAACCTTGGAAATATTCGCCAAGCGTCAACTGCTCTTGCCATATGAATTAGTTTTGCATATGGGTTTACACCCAAATCTTTCATAGAAGTATCTATTTCTAGGTCTACACTAATTTTTTGTTTAGGTTCTGCTATTTTAATTTCTTTTATTTCTTCAGCCATTTATTTTCTCTCTGCTTCTCTTTGTTTTTGTTTTTCGTTTTCTTCTTTAATATGTGTAATCAACATATCAACATATACGTCCCTTTCCCACGGCATCATATCCTCAATTTCAGTCAAAGAATATTTATGATGTTGCATAAGAGAAAAATTAATCTCAAAATAATTCTCTAGGTTATTGTGTGAAAGGGCTATGCGAAAAAATCGTTTAGTCCAGTCAACTTAACATCACTAGTCTTTTTTGTTTTAGGATTCTTTACCTTAATTGTATGTGTTAATTTAGGCATAGTATCGAAAAACGACTGTAGTTTTTTGAATTGTTTACTATTCATTGATTCAATAAATTCAGTCAACTCTTTTTTAGTTTGGTCTTTAGCTTGATAAACTTTTTCACCTTTTTCTTCGTATATCTGCAATACACAGCTACCGATAATGTCTAACATATTACTAGCGTTTACCGTCTCAATACCACTTTCTAAGAATGAATCAATAGTAGGGTATGTCATAATTATTCCCATATCATCTGTTAATTCAATCTTATTACTATGTTCATCATCAACTTGTACTTCTACTTTTGTTAAATCTAATTCAACACTAGCATAAGTTTTTTTATCATCAGGACAAAGTATCTTTAGTTTAGAAATCTCGCCGACTGACTTTGCTCTTATATTTAAAAAGATATATTCCATGTCAAACATAGGCATAGTAGCCGCATTTAGTTTTTCAAATGTACATGATGAAACAATGTCTTTTACTGCATTGATAATTTGAGTATTATCTTTGCTTTCCATTGCCATCAACAATATCTTTTCTTCTTTTACCAAGAACGGACGATATTTTATTTTCTCGTCAGTACTTGGTACTTCCAACTCATAAGTTGGGGTATTCAGTTTAGGTAGTGCCATTATTTAATCTCCTTAATAATGTAATATTATGTAAATGGTGGGAATATTTTCCCTTTAAACAGTTTTCCTACTGGAACCTGTCGTTTAGCAGAATTAAATACTTCTCTGCCTGCTCTTTGTAACTCGATAGGTAATCTACCGAATAATCCTTTATCTGCACCTTTGACATCATGTATAGTTTGCTGACTATTACCAGAAGCCATAGTGGCAATATGGTCAGTTGTAAGATTATACCATTGTTTATAAGCAAATCCTACATTTATTTTTACTATCTGATTTGTCGAACCATAATTATACTCTACAGCACTTAAAGTTTGTGGAAAAACTTCTATTGCTTCTATACCATAAGTAGGTACATCTCTATCACCTTCTCCATCTAATGAACCTAATTGAAAAATTTGCATTTTGCATGATTTTGCATAGTCATCATAGTATTTTGCTTCGTTTGTCAAGTTATTATGTGCCATCTTCATCCATAATTCTATGGCTTGTCTTTCTCTTAAATACTTATCTGCATAAAAAGAAGCGTTTATTGTGCCTGAATATTGATGACCTGTAACCATATCAACTTCTGGTTCGTTACCATATTGTTTCTTTTGTGTAACTAAATCTTTACCTGGCATAGATACACTTTCACAATGTATATTTAATTGTCTTCCCATTTGTGAAGTTAAATCTGCCATGGTATTACCATCAGGGTTGGATGCTGATGATATTAAGTGTGAAGGTGTGTGCCCATTTGTGCCTTCAAAAGATTTGGTATTTTGAACCTTCTTTAGTATTTGTGGTAAATTTGCTGGTAAAAATAACTTAATAGCAAATTTTGCTGGTCTAGCATAACCTTCTGCTTTTCCCATAGCAGCACGAAAACGACCAATTGTGTTTTCTGTGTTTGCTCTTTGTTTTAATCTAGGGTCTCTATCAACATTATCAAGACTTTTATCTCTAGGAAATCCTACTCTTATGTCAAAAGCACCTACTCGTTTGCCTGCTCTAAAAATAGCCATTAGTATGGTTTTCCTTTCTTAAATCTTGCGACTGGTAAAAATATTGCAATTGCCATTTCCTCAGCTGTTATGTTTAAAAATGATGTTCTCACTTGACTATACAAATAATGTTTAATTGTTTTTTTATAATATCTTCCTGATAATTCACCAATATTGTATCTTGTTTTTCTATCAAAATTCTTATCACTCGTAAATCTTGATAACTGTCTTAAAAAGTTTATTCTTGCACCTGGTGGCAAATAGTGAAAATTGATACCATAGAAACCACCTTTAGCAAAATCTATGGGAAATATCAAGGGAAATCTATCATAGTATGGTAATGTCTCTTTGAATTTAGGGTCATAACCAAAAAGATTCATTATACCATACTTAGGTGCTACAGTTGCTTTTCCTTGATTGATTAAACTTCGAGCACCAGGCTGACTTGTCATCGCTGATACCTTTCCTTTGTACCAATCATATGATTTGGGACCAGTTGTAGTGTCTAATATTTTATCGAATACAGTTGCCATATTACTATTTATATAGGTTTATAGATGGTAATTAACTCTTTCTTACCTTTAACTTTGATTTTATCTACTTCTACTGATTGTATATTTTCTAGTTTTTCTTGTGTAAATGATGAATATAGTAAAGGTGTTACTTTACCATTCTCGTCTTTATAATTTCTTGTTGTTGCTTCTAGTCTTGCAGCTAAATTAACTGCGTCTCCTATGACAGAATAGTCTAGTCGCATTTCACTACCCATATTACCTACAATACAAGTGCCAGTATTAACGCCAGAACCTATGTTAATATCAGGTAGTCCTCTTTCTTTAAACTCTGTTTTTATCTTGTCTGTTTCTTCAGCACACTCGATAGCAGTTTTGACTGCCATTTCTGCATGATTAGGACAATCAAGTGGTGCATTCCAAAATGCCATAATACAGTCGCCCATATACTTGTCAATTGTACCACCATTATCTAATACTATTTTACTCATACGGTTTAGATAGTCATTGATAACTTCAACTAAACCTTCCGGGTCATCTTTATTCTTATAGTGTTCTGAGATAGGTGTAAACCCTACAATGTCCATAAACAAGAAACTCATTTCTTTTCTTTCGCCACCTAGTTTTAGTTTACTAGGGTCTTTTACAAGTATCGCCACTTGTCTAGGGTCTAGATATTTCTCAAACTGTTTTCTTATTTGTTGTTTAAGTCTAAACTCTAATATAAATCTTAGGAATGTAGAATGAAATCCTACTACAAATGCTGTTAATAATATCCATGTGATATCAAATAAGACTAGACCATCAAATGCTATTGATGTATAATTAAGACCGCCTATCGTACCTACACCGAGTAGTAATGCGATAGACCAATAAGGTGTGTATCTACAAATAACTATTATAACACATCCTACAAAAAATGCAAGCATTAATTCAAGTAAACTATCAAATCTTTTGATACTCTCACCATCTAATATTGTCTGAAGTGAATTAGCACTTACTACATAGTCGTACTTCTCGCCAGTAGGTGTTGCTACTACACTCGACAATCCCTCTGCTGTCAAGGCAATAATTACAGTAGTTCCTGCAGCCGAAGAAAAGTCTTGACTTGCTGCTGATATTGTGTTAAACTGTTTGTTCCATCTCAACCATATTCTTGCGTTTGCGTCTGTATTGATTGTTGTATAAGCAGGCACTCTTATAGCAGTTACACCAAAATCATCTGCTTTCACTTGATAACTAGGGTCACCTACTGCAACTCGTATTGTTTCGATTGCCATATTAGGATAAACTTCATCACCTATCTTCATCAATAAAGGCACTCGTCTTACAACACCGTCAACTTCAGGTGCTGTGTTGATAACACCTACACCTTGTGTACAGTTTGCTAGTTTTGGTGATGGTCCTACCATACCAGACCATTCATACAAAAAGTCTAGTGGGTTACCTATCTTTGCAACACCTCTTGGCACAGGATTAGATGTTCTCTTTTGTGTTGTACCAACTTGAGCAATAACTGTACCGTAACCTAATGCTTCACAAAAAGTTTCATCATGACCAAATCTATCAGGTTCACTAAACAATATAGGCATAACAA